AGGAACAAAATATTGTTTGAAATTGGATATTAAAAAATACTATCCGAATATCAATCACAGTATTTTAAAACAAATAATCAGAAAGAAAATAAAGGACAATGATTTCCTTGATTTGCTCGATGAAATTATTGATTCTGCTCCCGGAGTGCCTATTGGAAATTATGTAAGCCAGTGGTTTGGGAACTTATATCTGGCATATTTTGACCATTTTGTAAAAGAAGAGTTGAAATGCAAATATTATTACCGGTATTGCGATGATTTGGTGATACTTGGAAGCGATAAGTCTAACCTACGTCTAAAAATGTCTAAGATAAAGAAATATTTAGACAGGAATTTGGACTTGAAATTAAAATCAAACTATCAGATTTTTCCGATTGAAAAAAGAGGATTGGATTTTTTAGGATACCGTTTTTTTCATGGCTACACATTAATCAGAAAAAGAATTATAAAAGCAATGAAAAAGAAATTGGACAACCCTAAAAGTATGGCAAGTTATTGGGGGTGGCTTAAACACGCTAATGCAAAAAAATTAACAAAAAAATATTTTAATGATGAAAGGAAATTCAAATACACAGCCTAAAAGGCTAAAGAAATTAGGCAATTATTGGCAAGTACGCTGGAACATTGTCAGAAATGACAGGACAGACGAAGACGGTAATACCTACGAAAGTTGGGATTATGAGTATGCAAATTGTGAAAATCCTTACAGGGATGGGATTATAGAGGGGATAATAAGGAGCAAGTACACGAAAGACCAGGTGGAAGCTATTCTTTTAAACGCCTACGACCGGAAAGATATGCTTGGATACTTGAAATTTCAGGCATGGAGAAAAACGGCTAAGGAGATAGCAGACGATAAAGACGTTACAACTAAGCAAAAAATACAAATGAAAATGCCGCTTTCGTTTGTTCTCACAGGCAGCAAATATGAGATTCTGGCAGACCGGGTAATGAAGATGGGGTTTCCTTATGAGATTACGGTTGAGAACGATGTTGAAGTGGTAACAACATGGTTCAATACAGTTCTCCCTGAGCATCAAAACGTAATTGGTGATGATCCGGATGTGGAAACAACTCAAATTGATTTGAATTAATATGAAGAGATTTAGTGATTTTGCAACAGAAGAAAAACCGCTGGATGGCGTCAAAGTAAAACTTGATGACATCCTAAATAAAGAGATTGAAATTAAGAACTTCAAATTGGCAAATTCACATTTTTCTAAAAATCAAACAGGGAAATACGCGACAATACAATTTGTTTGCGACGGAGAGTTAAAAGTATTGTTTACAGGCAGTGATGTTTTGATTGATCAGCTTGGCAAGTATAAAGATGAGCTTCCTTTTTTAGCGACAATAATAAAAATAAACAGGTATTATACCTTGAGTTAAAATAGTTCACCTTGAGGGACTTTTTGAACCAAAAAGATAACAATATAAATGGAACGAATAAGAACAAAACCAACAAATGGAAAGCCTAAGCGAGGTGAGTTACTGAAAGTATTCAGTGAACTTACTAATCGAATGGGATTGGCTTCTCAGCTCGGTTACCAGTACAGTGGTGATAGGGATGTTTACGAGGCACTTGGTTATCCTACTACAATAAAGTTCAGTGATTATTATAACAGGTATGACAGGCAGGATATGGCAAAAGCCATTATTGATCGTCCTGTAAAAGCCTCGTGGAAAGGAGAATTATCAGTTATTGAAAGTGTGAGTGATGATAAAACACCTTTTGAGAAGTCATGGATTGAACTTTCAGAGCGGCTTAAATTAAAGTCTGTTTTTATTCGTGCTGATAAACTTACTGGAATAGGTCAATATTCCATATTGTTGCTTGGGTTGAATGACGTGAGGACTGTGGATGATTTTAAAAATCCTGTACCGAGTAGAAGTAATTTGAAACTTATTTATGTCAAGCCACTTTCCCAAGCTTCAGCGGAAATCGAAAAGTACGATAACAATGTTTACAGTGAAAGGTACGGATTACCTTTGATGTATAAGGTAAGTACTTCTCTTTATAAGGAATCAGGAACTGCTCAGGAAACCACAATTACAGTCCATTACAGCCGTATAGTTCATTTGGTGGAAGATGTGATGGAGGATGAGGTACATGGAACTCCCCGACTCAGGGCTGTTTACAACCGGTTAATGGACTTGGAGAAGTTAATTGGTGGTGATGCTGAGATGTTTTGGCGTGGTGCAAGGCCCGGTTATACAGGCAAGTTGGATGAGAATTTCCAGATCACTGATGAAGGTATGGAAGATTTGCAAGACCAGATTGATGAGTTTGAACACAACTTGCGAAGGGTTCTTATTAATGAAGGAATTGATTACAAGGCTTTGGAACAGCAGATAGCTGACCCGCTTCCCCATGTGGACATTCAGATGCAAATGATAAGTGCCGTAACCGGTATTCCGAAAAGGATATTGGTAGGTAGTGAACGAGGTGAGTTGAGTTCAGCACAGGACAAGCAAGAGTGGATTGCTTATGTAACTTCACGTAGGGAAGAGCAGAATGAGCCGATGATACTTCGCCCGTTTATTGACAAGTGCCTTGAAATAAAAATACTTCCCAAGCCGAAAGATGGTAAGTACCTGATAGTTTGGGACAAATTGTTTAGCTTGTCAGATACCGAAAAAGTGAATATGGGTAAGACTCGTGCAGTAGCTTTGAAAGAGTACTCACTCAATCCTATGGCACAAGAACTTATGCCATTTGAAATGTTTATGGAATTTTTCTTAGCTTTGGACAAAACTCAGATCGAAAGAACCACACAAGCTCAGGAGGAAAACATACGATCTGAACGACCGCTTACCGAAGTGGAAAAAGCACTTTTGGAAAGAAGTGGATACGGGGACAGGGAAAAACCTGATGAAGAAGATATGAAAGAAGAATGAAAAGCTTAAATAAAATATTAAGTGATATTTTCAATAATCAAAAGTATGATTACTTGTCAGATGAGGAAATAAAAGAAGTTGAAGATTTTATTCACCGGATTGATTGTGAATTGAAGATATTGGATTTATTAATACTTGAATGGCATAACTTGAATTAAATGTGTGAAGTTTGTGTAAATAATAATTCATTAATTGTTAATCGCAACAAAAGTTACGATCCTACTCATACTACTACTCTTAGGAATACAATGGTAAGAGCAAGTAACCGTAGGTTTGATGAGTTAATTCGGGTTATTCGCAAGGCAGTTGACGCTGATGATTGCTTTGGGCTGAAAGAAACTCCTGCAACTTTACAATTATCAAGTCCCGGAAACAGAGCTTTTCAATTTGGTACAAGTGAACAGAAAGTCAGTGAATTTTTAACTTGGTTGAATGAACAGGTTAAGAAAGGATTACTTACAGTAGAGGAAATACAACAAGTCGGGGAGTCTATTTACCCGATTTGGACAAATAAATTTATCAGTGACAGTTATCGTAGGGGTGTTAAAAGAGCAAGACAGGAAATGATAAATGCAGGGCATGCCGTACCAACTATTGAAGCGGTAGGTGGTATAGGGTTTGCCATGACCCCGATTCACATTGAACGTGCAGGGCTGATGTATGCACGTGTGTATAGTGAACTAAAAGGAATAACCCTGCAAATGGAACAGATAATTGGACGTATTTTGGCTCAGGGTATGATAGATGGTGAGAACCCTCGCAGACTGGCAAGGAAGTTGGTGGCTGCAATTAATGGTACTGGGGCTGGTGATCTTGGATTGACGGATACATTAGGGAGATTCATTCCCGCCCGTAGAAGGGCAGAAATTATGGCACGTACCGAGATTATCCGGGCTCATCACCTTGGCACTATTCAGGAGTACAGGAATTGGGGAGTTGCAGGAGTTGAGATTTTAGCGGAGCTTGCAACGGCTGGGGATGAGAGGGTTTGTCCTATTTGTTCGAGTTTAGAAGGAAGAACATTTACTTTGGATGAAGCTGAAGGGGTGATACCTGTTCATCCGCAATGTCGCTGTATTATGCTTCCAAAAGTAGTAAAGAAAGGAGGAAAATAAGATGCCTTGGAAAATTTCTGATGTAGAAAAGCATAAGAAAGGATTGACAGATTCCCAAAAGAAAAAATGGGTTTCCATTGCCAACTCCGCGAGAGCTTCTTGCCTTAAAAAAGGTGGAAGTGAAAAGGAGTGTGATGCAAGTGCAATTCGTATTGCTAACAGTCAGGTTAATGCCAACCTTTTGACTTATTCTGAAAGTCAACCTGATTACACTCCTGAAGTAAGGGAATGGAATGGGAAACAGTATTTGATTATTCCTGTGGTAATGATGACTGAAGGGGTGCATAGTGGCAGTCATGGGGCTATTTACCATGACCCGGAAGAACTTGGCAAGATTGTGGATTCGTGGAATGGCATACCTGTAACAATTTCACACCCAACCAACGAGCAGGGAGAGTTTGTCTCGGCTAATAACCCAAGTGTTTTATCGAGTTGGGCAGTGGGGCAAATATTTAATGCTACTATGGACGGAGTGAAGTTGAAAGCAGAAGCATGGATTGATGTCCAAAGGCTTGCCTCTATTTCCCCTGAAACACTTGCCAAAGTTCAGGCAGGGGAAGTAATAGAAGTGAGTGTTGGTATTTTTAGTGATGAAGAAGAAATTGAAGGATATTGGAATGAAGAACAATATACTGCCGTAGCCAAAAATTACAGACCGGATCACCTCGCTCTTTTGCCCGGAGAGGTTGGTGCATGTTCTGTGAATGATGGTTGTGGAGTACGTACTAATAAACAGAAAGGAGGAAATGATGTGGAAATATTAAAAGTTTTGAAAGATTTGAGCAAAAAGGGACTATCTGTTTCCCCTATGGTAAATGAAGTAAGTTTTTCTCAAATAATGGAACAATTGTATTCATTGGTTGATGGGAAAGATACTGATTCTGAGAGATTTTACTTGGAGGATGTGTATGATAATTACTTTATTTATCGGAAACGTGCAATTCAAAGTACGAATGGTGAGATAAGTAGTTCTGAGTATGTAGGATTGTTTAAACAAAATTACCAAGTCGGAGCTGATGACAAGATAGAACTTGTTGGAGATCCGGTGGAAGTAAAGAAAAATGTTACTTTTGTAACACTAAAAGACGAAGTAAATAATAACAAACAAAAGAAGGAGGTAAAAGTTATGGCATGTGCAAAGTGTCCTGAGAAAGTTGAGGAGCTTATTGCTCACTCTGCTACTCATTTTGAAGAAGCTGATCGTGATTGGCTGAATGATCTCTCCGAGGATAAACTTGATAAGTTGATTCCGAAAAGAGTTCGTACCAATACCGATTCAGAAACCATGACATTGGACAAAGCAAAAGACTTTATTCAGGCGAATATGAAGGCTGAAGATCGTCTGAGTTTGCTTACTGATGACATGAAAAGTCAGTATGAAGCTGGCGTGAAAATCTACAAAGAACAGCGTGATGAAACCATTAAGTCTATTATGGACAATACCGAAGAAGGTACTTGGACTAAAGACGAGTTGGAAGTAATGAAGCTGGACGTTCTGAAAAAGTTGGAAAAGTCTGTGAAAAAGTCTGATTCAACTGTTCATGTAAACAGTACAGGAAGTAACGGAAAAGATAATGACTCTGTTGAGCCTATGCTTATTCCGAGTATGGAATTTGATAAAAAATAATGAAAGGAGGAAAATGATATGGCTAAGAACACGATTAAAATCAAAAAGTATTCTGATGTGATCGAGGAAATTGACGCTGCCGGGACTATTACACCGGGGATGTTGATTGAACTTGACAGTAATGGGGATGTGCAGGCACACTCAACTGAAGGTGGTGTGGCATTGCCTATGTTTGCATTGGAAGATGAATTGCAGGGTAATGAGATTGATGATGACTACTCTGCTGGTGACAAAGTGCAAGTATGGATTCCTTACCGGGGTGATCAGGTGTATGCTTTGTTAGCTCAAGGTGAGGATGTTGCGATTGGGGCTTTTCTTGATTCAAATGGTGATGGTACTTTGAAAGAATATACAGGTACTACCGCCAGTGATGTAGAATTTCCTCAGTCAGTGGTAGCTCAGGCATTGGAAGATGTTGATGCTTCAGATGCTGATACGAGAATCGAAATTCGTGTAATTTAAAGTAAAGAAAGGAGGAAAAAAATGAGTAATATGAATGTTGATATTATGACACCTAATGGAGGTGAAGGAGATGTTGCAAGTTACATTGCAGGGAATGGTTCACTCAACATAGGTGGCATGAAACCGTTTATTGCGGAAAATGGAAAGCCTTATATTTCGATATTCAAGGGAGGTGATCCTAAGAATGTGCAGAACTATCAGGTGATTCCGCAGACTAATGCTACTTTGCGTAGGGATGAGTGGAAATTGCTCGATGATGCCGTTATGCAAGTAGCAAGAGAGAGACTTGTGGGTATTGATGATTTGGTGAGTAATGGATTAACTTACACGTTGGGAAATCCAATGGGCACTACCGTACTCGAATGGCATGACGTGAGTGATTCAATGGAAGCGGTGATGACTATGGATGGGGTAACCCGTTCAAAAGGTGATCGTCCGAAGTTCCAACACAATTACTTGCCTATCCCGATAATTCATGTGGATTATGAAATTAATGCACGTGTATTGGCTGCAAGTCGGAACATGGGAAATGCTTTGGACACCACAAGTGCTGAACATGCTGCAAGGCGAGTTTCAGAGTATCTTGAGGATATGCTTTTCACCGATACCGATTATGGATATGGTGAAACTGATGACCGGTCAAATAATAAAATTTACAGTTATGTGAACTTCCCTGATCGTAACGAAGAAACTCTTGATTTGGCTTGGGATGACAGTACCAAAACAGGTACGCAGATTGTTTCTGATGTATTGTCTATGAAACAGGCAAGTATTAACAAGAACCATTATGGGCCTTGGATGACTTACATTCCAACTGCTTATGAAACTGTGTTGGATGATGACTATGATCCCACAACTCCCGGAACAACTATCCGTGAAAGGTTAATGAAAATTTCCGGTATCAGTGGAATTAAAGTAGTTGATCGTTTGACGGCAGACAATGTGTTGTTGGTTGAGATGAAAAGCAATACTATTCGCTTGGTTTACGGACTCGGCATACAGAATGTCCAATGGCAGACAGAAGGCAAGTTTGTGAATAAGTACAAAGTACTTACTATCCAAGTGCCTCAGATTCGTTCTGATCAGGATGGTAATTGTGGTATTGTTCACTTATCTGCATAAATTCAATTCACTAATCAAGTGATTTTATTTAATCAAAATAAGTAAAAATGAAAAGAGTAAGAACAGTAGTTAAAATAGGGGATGAAAACTCCGCAAATTTTGTAAAGTTCAAAAAAATAGGTGGAGGTAGTTTACGATTAAGAGGCAGAATTATAAAGCCTAATGAGGTTTTTGAAGCTGATCCTGAAATTATTCCAAAGGCTTTTATGAATACTTTAATTCCTTTGGAGGGGAATATTAAGAAGAAAATGGATGTGGAGGAAGAGGATGTTGATTTGGGTTATGCTTTGCACCATAGAGGAGGCCCTTGGTGGGATGTAGTTGACAAGCAAGGCAAGCCGATTAACGAAAAAGCGATGAGAATAAAAGATGCCGAAAATTTATTAAAGAACTTGTAATGAATTGGACAGTCCCTGAAATGTGGAAAAATGGGGATGTATGGATTATAGGAGGAGGACCAAGTATTACAAAACAGTTCGGCATACCGGATGAAATTGTAAATGACGTATTAAACGGTAAACAACCTATTTCTGCATATTCTCATTATCTTTCACCTTTACATGATAAGCACGTTATTGGAATAAACGCTGCTTATTTAATAGGTGATTGGATAGATATAGTATTTTTTGGTGACAGCAAGTTCTTTTTGAAGAACAGAGTCCAATTAAAGAATTTTCCCAAATTGAAAGTAGCTTGTGCTCCGGCAGCAAGGAAATATGATTGGGTGAGGTACTTGGAAAGAGACCGAAAGAAAAGGGTTGGTATTTCACGTAATCCTAATATGGTAGGTTGGAATGGTAATAGTGGAGCTGCTGCTGTAAGTGTTGCCGTCAATGCCGGTGCAAGTAGAATATTCTTACTTGGATTTGACATGAAAGTTGATGATAAAAACTCTCAACACTGGCACAGCGAGTACAAACCCAAAAGAACTTCCGAGAATAATCCAAACCGAAAAAATCTGCCTTTTCACAAGCATTTGAAGGGATTTCCGGCAATTGCCAGAGATGCAAAAAGAATGGGGGTGAAGATTTACAATGTTTCACCTGACAGTGCAATCAGGGACTTTCAAAAGATTTCATTACAAGAGGCTTTGGAGTTATCTAAAGTAAAACAAGAGATTATATTACCTGACGTTCCGAAACCTAAGAATAATACACAGGTAAGAAAATCTGTAATTAAGAATAGGAAAAAGACTATCCTAAGTGAAGCTAAAATACCTTACGGATTGAATGAGGATTTAGCCGGTGCTTATAATAAGGCTATGGAAGATGCTAATTCTGATTGGGTTATATTGATGGATCACGATATTTTCTTAGGGTGTAATCCTCATTGGTACGAAATGTGTTTGGAAGCAGTACAGTCTGTGGAAGATAATGTAGGATTGATTACTTGTGTTTGTAATCCTAAGTTGAGTGGGATGGACAAAGATAAAAAATCACAAAGAGCTGAAATAACTAATCATACAGCTAATATTGATGAGCATATTATTGTAGCTAAAGATTTGTATGATAAATATGAATTAACTTTACGTAAAGTAAATGGATACAAGGTTGCTGGATTTTTTATGGTAGTCAGAAAAGAAGCATGGAAAAAGGTTAAATTCAGGAGTGTTGGTAAAGGTGTAAGAAAAGTTGATTGGACTTTTTGTAAGAGATTAAAGGAGTTTGATTATCAAATAATGGAGTTACCGGGATTATATGTTTACCATCATAGAGGAATTAGGCAATTAAATTGGAGATTGAATGGTTTTGATTATAAATCCAAAGTCCCTAAGAAATTTTTCAGTGGATGGAATGAAGGTGTGAAGTACTTTATGAAACACCCTTACATAGGATTTGATTATAATAAGTTTGTCAATAAACATTTTGTAAAAGGATTTGTAAAAGGTACTGTGAATGTAGCTGAGGAATATGCTTATTTTTCTTGTCCACGAGATATTACATCATTTGATTTTAAGTCGTTGCCTGAAAAATTTGTGGTAAAAGCAACTCATTCAAGTGGTTGGAATAAAGTAGTTATAGGTAATTTTAGTAAAACGGCTTTAGTTACTGAGATGAAAAGTTGGTTGAGAAAAACATACAGACACGATGTTGAGAAACATTATAAACAAGTCAAACCGGGAATTGTAATCGAAGAATATTTAGGTGAAATAAATGATTATAAATTTCATTTTTTTAATGGCAGATTAGGATTTATACAAGCTGATGCCGACCGAACAGGAAAAAGAAAGCAAAGTTTTTACGATGAGCAATGGAATCAATTACCATTTAGAAAAACACAGGTAAATAACCCTGAGTTTATCCCGAAGCCTAAAGGGTTGACTGAAATGGTTGATATTGCTCATAAATTAGATAAAAAGATTGGCAGTCCTCCATTTGTAAGGGTTGATTTATATAATGTTGATGGTAATATTTATTTTGGGGAATACACATTCAGTCCTGCTAAAGGAGAGAATAAATTAATCCCTGAAATTTATGAAAAAAAGTATGGAGTGTGGATGAGTACTGAAAAGTTGACAATTGTTACTTTCAAATGGAAATACAGTAAAGGAATTAAGTTGCCTTCTATTGACAGAATAGGGGAATATACTGCTGAACATGTTAATCGTTTGTATTATGGAGTCAAACGAAATCTTACTATTCCTCACAGATTTATTTGTATTACTGATGATCCGACCGGAATTGAATGTGAAACATATCCACTTTGGGATTGGGCTCGTGAATTTGGAGGATGTTTTACCCGATTAAAATTATTTGATCCCAAAATTGAGAATATTGTAGGCAGTCGTTTTTTAATGATGGATTTAGATACTATTGTAGTAGGCAATTTGGATGAATTGGTTTTAAGAGGTGAAGAATTTATGATGCACACTTATTATGGCAAAAAGTTTGAACAAGTATATAATGGTTGTTTGTGGTTAATGGTTACTGGAAGCAGATCAGAAGTGTATGAACAATGGAAAGGTCAGGAAAGCATTGATTTACTCAAGAAATTAAAAGATGATAATAAATATATAGGATCAGATCAAGCATGGATTAATTATGTATTAGGGAATAATGAAGGACGTTTTGGGGAAGATCATGGAGTTTATGATTATCGTAGGTTGCAGATAAAAACTCCTAAAAATAAAAAACCAAGAACGCTAGATTTACCGGATAATGCTAAACTGATAATGTTTTCCGGTACTCGTGATCCTATACTTGTTGAAGATAAATGTGAATGGGTAAATGAGCATTGGATATGAATAAAACTTTGAACATATTACTGGTATTGAGGACTGGAGGAGATTTCAGTATGAAGGATGTACGGATACTTGCAGATCACTTGGAAAAGAATAAAGATGATTTGAAACTTAACGTATGGTGTTTATCCGATACAGTCAATCAGAAAGTCACATTACCAAATGTCACTCTTTTACCAATGGAAAACCGTTGGCCGGGATGGTGGGCTAAAATGAATCTGTTTTCACCAAAATTGGAACATTTAAGACCATTTATGTATTTGGATTTGGACACTGCCGTTTTAAAGCCGATTACAGCCGTTTTGCCAAATGATCAGGTTCAAAGTGGGGTGATACTATTGCGGGATTTTTATGTGCCTAAAAGACCTGCTACGGGGCTTATGTGGATTCCTGCTAAAAACAACAAAGTATATAATGTCTGGTCGAATTGGATAGCAAAACCGGAGATTCACATAAAGAAGTTCAGAGGTGATCAGAATTTTGTGGAGGCTGTAATCAAACCGGATTATTATTGGCAGGATATGAACAAAGGAATTGTTTCATTCAAACCAAACAGAAGAAAAAGAGAAGTTCTGAATAAGCATGAGAATATTGTATGCTTTCATGGGAAACCGAGAATAAGACAAGCTGCTAAGAACATTGATTGGGTAACTAATTATGTGAAAGGGGAATTGTAATGGATTTTGAAAGAATAAAACATATTGGCAAAAAAAGAGGGGTTGGTGATTGTCATTGTAAATTATTGTACGGTCTTGCCAAAGAATCTATCGGAACTATTGTAGAAATAGGAAGCCTAATGGGAAGATCAACGGCTTGTTTAGCTTTAGGTAGTCTTGCCGGGGGCAAAAATGAGATTTATGCGATTGATCCGTGGGAGTTGAAAACTACTTATGACTTTGATAATTATTTTAATGTGTTTTGGGAAAATATGGTTAAAGCACGTGTAGATCATATTATTCATCCAATAAAGGATTTTTCCTGTGATTTTCTTGAAAAGGTAAGTAAACATGATCAATTTAATTTAATTGGGAATATTGGTTTATTATTTGTAGATGGGGGACACGGTCATCCAAATGTGAAAAAAGATTTGGCTTGGATTAAATTTGTTAAAAAAGGTGGAATTGTCGCTTTTCACGATTATAAGTCAAAAAAGATACGTGGTGTAAACCGGGCAGTTAATGAGTACTTAAAAGAAAACAAAGGTATTTTAAAAGAAATTGATATTTGTCAGTCATTGATAGTATTTAAAAAATTATGAATATTGAAAAGAAATACAACCCGATTTTAATTACCGGAGCAGAACGTTCAGGAAGTACTTTTATTGCACGAATACTTGATATGTGTGGAGTGTGGAGTGGAGCAGGAAATAATATGTTTGAGAATACTATGATCCACTCATTGCATTATGAAATGCTTAGATGCACTTCAGAATTATTCCCTTCAATAGATAAAATAAATATTCCTTATAGTTGGAAGGAAATAATACTCATGCAAATAGAGCAAGAGGGATGGAACAACGAAAGACGTTGGATGGTAAAAGGGGGATTGCTTGCTAAATATTGGCCGGTTTGGCATTATGCTTTCCCGGATGCTAAGTGGATTATTGTCAGGCGCAGGACAGGGGATATAGTCCAGAGTTGTGTCAAAACGGGATATATGAAAATGTTCAAAGATGAAAACAATTTGAAATTACTTGGACTTGATAATGAAAAAGACGGATGGCTTTGGTACACTCACCAATACGAACAACGGTTTATTGAAATGATGCAGGAAGGGCTTAATTGCAGGGTAGTGTGGCCGGATAGAATGGAAACAGGGAATTTCGAGCAGATATACGAAACTATCCAGTGGTTAGGACTTGATTTTAATGAGAAAATACCTGAAACGATTTTACCACTTTTTAATAATAGGAGGGATTAGTTATGGCACGTACAACGATTGAAGATGTTGAATACATACTTGATGATACGGAACTTGATGATGACGTACTCGAGTCTTTTATTAATGGGGCTAATGTTTTTGTAACAGCGAATTTGACAGGTAAAAGCCTAAGTACGGATTTGCTTACCGAAATTGAAAGATGGATAGCCGCTCACATGATTTCGAGTACCCGAGAACGTATGGCTGCCAAAGAAGGCGCAGGGGGAGCAGAGATTACTTATACCGGGAAGTGGGGAGAAGGACTTGCTTTAACTCCTTATGGACAAATGGCAATAAGTTTAGATACAAGTAATACATTAATGGCACTTTCAGAGGGAAAACGAACAGCTACCTCGAGAGCTGTAACAAGTTTTGAATAATGGGAATTGAAAGATTCATACAAAAGATTTGCGTTCAGACTGCCGTTTACTGGGCTTCCCCGGTAAATGACGGTTACGGGACTTTTACCTTTGATGATCCTGTGGAGATTTCATGCCGATGGGAAGATAAATCACAGGTTACTATAAGTGATATGAAACGGGGTTCATTAGGTCAGGGAAAAGAAATTACGAGTGATGCTGAAATACTTGTAACACAGGACTTGGATAAGAATGGGTACTTGTACTTAGGGAGTTTGAGTGACTTGACTGATGCTGAGAAAGCAAATCCGGCTACTATTGAGGATGCAAGGCAAATTTTAAGTGTTGATAAAATCCCTTGGATTAAGTCAACTTCTATATTTGTGAGAAAAGTTTATTTAAGAAGAAAATATTACGTTGAATAATGGCACAACCAGTTTACATATCAGGAACGAACATCCCTTCGATGACAAAGAAGTTTGGGGCTAAAGTAAGAGCAGCAGGGATACGAGCAAGAACTCAGGGTTTGCGTGATGTTCAAAATGCACTTAACCAAAAACTTGCAGGAGGGGTTGTTACAGTAATAGGGGGAAAACAATTAAAAATGAATATGGCAGCGATCACGGCAAATATTATAAGTGCTGTTCAGATAGGGGCAGGGGAAGCTGTGGCGTATCTGCATTATGACATTGAAAAAACTCCCCCAACTACTCCGGTTGGGGATACGGGCAACTTGCGGGCTTCTTGGTTTTCTACTCCAATTCAGGAAAATAGAGGAGGTAATGTATCAAAGTTTGGTGTGCTTGCAGGATATGGAACTGATAAAGGGGTTGGGAATGAAGACAAAGAGAAAGTCGATTACGCAGTCTATGTCCATGAGATGACTGAAGAAGCTTATGGTAAGAAAATAAACTGGTCGCTTCCCGGTTCAGGGGCAAAGTTCCTTGAGTATGGGGCTAAAAGAAACACTGATGAAATGGTTGCGATTGTTGCTAAAAACGTTAAAATGGCTACTACATTATGAACTCTGTATCGGAAGACATAAAGGATATTTTAGAAGCTGAAAGTTCACTTGATTTGACTTTTGGTACTAATTTGTTTGTAGCACATGAACCGGCTACCCCTGCAAATACAGTGACTGTTTATGATACTGCCGGTTACGCCCCTCAACTTACTATGGATAAAGATGAGATATATGAGTATCCGTCTGTTCAGATAAGGGTGAGAAATGTTTCCTATCAAACGGGATGGGAATTGATTAATGACATTAAGAGATCGTTGCATGGCCGGGCGCATGAGACATGGAATGGTACTTATTATAGTGTGATACGTTGTTCGAGTGACATAGCATTGGTTGACTGGGACAACAGTAAGAGAGCGAGATTTGTCGTAAATTTCGACATTCAAAGAAGATGAGTTTTAAATTTAAAGTTAAAAGGAGGTAAATTATGAGTAATGCTATTGCTGGTGTTGGAACAGTATTTCTGCGTTGGGATGATTCAACCGGTGGAGCCGGTGATTGGACTCAACTTGCGGAGGTAAATTCCATATCAGGGCCGAGTATGACCAGAGATTTCATTGACGTAACGTCTTTGGATTCAACTGGTGGATACCGTGAATTTATTGCGGGATTCCGTGATGGTGGTACAGTGACGTTGAATATGAACTTCACACGCACTACCTACGATTTGATGAAAGATGATTTTGAGGATGACGATTCTCAGTATTATGAGATAGTATTACCTGACACAGATCAGACAAGTTTCCAATTTGAAGGACTCGTAACAGAGTTACCGTTGGAAATTTCAACTGATGACAAGGTAACAGCTAATGTCACAATCAAAGTCAACGGACAAGTTACAGTGAACTCCGGTAGTGGAGCATAATGATTTTGGCTAATCAAGCATTTTTTAAATAATAACAGTTTTAAATTTTAATCAAAATGGAAAAGTTAGTATTAACACGTGAAGCATTGTTGCAGAAAGACGAACTGAAAATTGAGAAAGTTGAACTCACAAGAGGTTACGTCTATGTGCGTGAGATGACAGGAAAAGAAAAAGACATTTGGGAACAGTCGTTAATGAAACAAAAACCGAGTGGAAACAAGAACAAAATGGTTGAGTATGAAGTAAGCTTAGAAGACTTTCGGGCAAAATTGGCTATTGTAACTGTGTGTGATGAAAAAGGCAATATGCTTTTCAAGCCACAGGACGTAAAGCTTTTGAACGAAAGCATGAGTGCTTCTAATCTTGACAAGATTGTGACAGCTGCTCAGAAGTTAAACCGGATTACCGAACAGGATAAAGAGGAGATCTTAAAAAACTCCGAAGCAGACCAGGAAGACAGTTCCAGTTCCGACTCTGCAAAAAGTTAGGGGTAGTTAATCCTGATAAGTTACTGGAACAGCTTACGGCAAGTCAATTAGCCGAGTGGGAAGCTTATGATAGGTTAGACCCGACAAGTGATTTTAGAATGGAAGCGGTTTTGGCACAAGGACTTTCAACTATTGCGAATTTACTTTTGAAAGCTCATTTTAAGCCCGGTACTAAGGAATTTGAACCAAAAGATTTTTTAGTTGACTGGTCAGGTGAGTTGAAAGAAGAAGAGGAAAGAAAACAGAGTGTAGAGGAAATGAAGCGGTTTATGTTAGGATTTGCCAAAAAGCAGAATGAACAAGTTGCACAAAAACAACTTAAAAAGCAAAGGAAATGAATGTAGGAACACTGACAATATTCTTAGGAGTCACAACCAGTGGAATAAATAAAGCTATTCGGGATGTGAACAGGCTTGAGAGGACTGTAGCGGGTTCTGCTCAAAGCATGAACGCTGCTATGTTGGCATTTGGCAGGACTATGACTCAGTTTGTTACATTTCCTTTGTCTATTTTTGGGGGAGTTGCTACCAAGACATTTTCTGACTTTGAAGCTGAACTGGCAAAAGTCACCGGGTTGGTAAATATAGCAACCGAACAAACGGCTGCGTGGGGTGAGGAAATAAAAGCCTTATCCCCTGCCGTAGCTAAAGGCCCAAAAGAATTAGCCGAAGCATTGTACTTTGTTACCACTGGTGGTATTCGTGGAGCTGAAACAATGGATGTGTTAGCTGTTTCTGCTAAAGCTGCTGCTGCCGGATTAGGGGAAACCAAAGACGTTGCAGACATTGTAGTTTCCGCTATGAACGCTTACGGTAAAGAAAACCTGAGTGCTGCTCATGCTGCTGATATTCTTATTGCATCGGTAAGAGAAGGTAAAGCCGAAGCGAGTGAACTTGCTCGTTCTATGGGAATTGTATTGCCTGTTGCGAGTAAACTCGGTGCGGGATTTGATCAGGTAGGTGGGGCGATGGCTGCTATGACCCGTACAGGTACTAAAGCAGGAACAGCTGCTATGCAGGTTCGACAAATCCTGAACAAAATCATTAAACCTGCAAAACAATCAGAGGATGCTATACGGGAAATGGGATCAAGCTTTGGAGAACTCCGGCATATAGTGGCTACCGAAGGGATTATCCCTATGTTGATGAAAGTAAATGAACTTACAAAAGAATATGGTGTAGAAGCTGTGGCTAAATTATTTCCTCGTATTCGTGCATTGGTTGGTGTTCTGGATATTTTAGGGGAAAACCTTGGCAACAATATAAAGGCACAGGAAGCAATTACAAACTCAACCGGAGCTTTGAATCATGCTTTTGAGATAGTTTCTAAAACGTGGAAATTTCAAGTCAACCAAGTAATAAAGCAAGGGCAGGTATTATTATTGGAATGGGGTGAGGCAATTTCCAGAACGCTGATACCGACAATAAAAAATTTAATAGAAACCCTGAGAGGGTGGGCTGATTCATTTAGTAATTTAAGTGAAGCACAGCAAAAGTTTCGTGTAACAATAGGGTTACTCGCTGTTGCAATGGGGCCTTTAATGATTATTTTTTCTATATTAAAATCATCTGTATTACCTGTATTAGTTGTATTGTATTTTGGATTAGAAAAGGCAATGAAGGCATTTATAAATGGTATAGTAGGGGGTAAGAGATCATTATCGTCATTTATTGCTATGTCTAAAATGCACGCTAATATAGTATCAGCACAGACTAAAGCCACAACTGCACAAACAGCAGCAACTTACACGCAATCAAAAGCAGAAAAAGTTTACACAGGTGTTATTTCTTATGTGAGTAAGGCAGAGGCTTCTAATATCGCAGTAAAAAAGGCTTTGATATGGACAATAAATGCTTATGCAGGTGCATTAACTACAAGTCGGATTGTTTTATATGATTATATTAAGGCATTAAGTTCTCAATTAGCATTACAAACAAGTGCTATTGCATTGTATAAAGCAATTAACAGGGAGATAATAATTTACCAAAGCGTTTTATACACATCTACAAAAGCTTTACAAGCTCATAATACACAACTCGCATTAGGTATGGGTACAATGGGAGGATCACTTGCTGTGATGACTAAAACAACTACTAAAACGAGTGTATTTTCCAGTATGATTATGATGCTTACTGCAAGTCTTAAAGCAGCTTGGGGGGTGGTGATAAAATTTGCAAAAGCAATCGGTATAATGGTTGCAAGAATTGGGATGGTAGCTGGTTTTGTTACCTTGATTGCTACGGTAGGTGCAGCACTTTATGGATGGATTTTTAAAACAAAAGAAGTAGATGAAGTACAAAAAAACTTAAATGATACAATAGCAGAAACAAATAAATTATTCAGACAGGAGTCTTCATTACTTAATACTTTGGTTCAGACAGCAACAAATGATTTGACTACTAAAGACATGAGATTGCAGGCTATAAGGCGATTAAATGATCTGTCCCCTGAGTATCTTGGTTATTTGAAAGAAGAAAATATACGCACTGCTGAAGGTAAAAAATTAATTGATGATTACACTGCTTCACTAAAGCGACAAGCGATAGTAAAAGCAAGTTATGAAAAAATTGCACAATTAGAAGCACAACGTATTGATGATTTAGCTAAAGGTGCTGATAAACAATTAACTTTTTGGGAAAAGGCAAGGCATTTGGGATTGGCTTATGCAACAGGTATTTGGAAGACATTGGGAGGAATAAATGAAGAAATAAAGTTGATGGGGGAGAAGGGGGAAAAGTCTGCTCGTGATTTTGCAAATGCAATAGCTGAAATTGAAAAAATAGCTATTCGTGCAAAATATTCACTTGATGATTTAAGTACAATGTATGATTATCTTTCTGGTACGATAGAAGACGCAAAAGAAAATGATAGTGAATATACAAGAAATACATTAAAAAATATTGATGCCCAAATAAAAAAGTCAAAAGAATACACGACTTATCTTGATAATGAGATAAGTAAACGTTTAAAGAATGATAAAAAATACAACGCAGCAGTTAAATCATTGGAATCAGCAACAGGCACAGCTCGTATTAATATATTGTCAAAAATTAATCAAATAGCTAATGAAGTTGTTGGAGGTCTTATAAGTGAAAGGGATGCTGTAAAGGAAATAATCAAACAATTTGAGGGATTATCAGATATTGGGAAAGATATTTTACCATCACTTACATCTAAAGAACAATGGCAAGAAAGACAGGAAGATGTAGATAAATTCTTTACGGATTATCAACACCAACTCAAAACTGCTGAAAATGCTCATAAAATATTTGGGGATTCTTATGATTTACTTGAGGAGAAGTTTAAGATATATCAAAAAGCATTAATGGATGCTGCCGGTAATGAGGATATTTTGAATGACAAAAG